CGCTTGCGTCCCTTCAAGTCTACGTGGTACGCTCCGACAGTCGCCGCAACGTTTGCTTGGCTAGTCGATAGCGAACTGTTGAACGTGGAGAACGTTGTAGCGACGGTCGTATCGCTTTCAGTGATCGCAATCAATGGAGCGGTTGCATTGGTGTTTGCTTGAGCGCCAAGCACAACTTCAAAGGACGCATAACAAGCTCCCTGTGTGTCGAGATTTGCAGTGCGTGCGGTTGTTGCTGCGGTAATAGGACCAAGCACAACGTTTCGAGTGTGCATTTGCTGGAATTTCATTTTTTCTACCTTTGGATTTGATTTAGTTGGTTGTTTTCAAAAGGTGGCTGCCAGAATTAACCGACAGCCACCGTCCACGCTGGAGCAAGCAGTGGATTACCCGAAGATCAGAGAAACAAGGCCGCCAGCGGTTGTAGAATCGCCGGTGTCGTGAATTTTTATATCGTAGCGCTGAGTCGCCCGAACGACGGTCGCATCGTAATTAAAGTACAGCGACTTGTCGGTATCAACCGACAGTCCGCGACGGGTTCCCATGTACACACCAAGCGACAAGTCACCGAAGTAGCAAGCTGTTTGGCCAGTCGTTCCGGTCAATAACTTGTTAAGCACTTGCGAGATAACAACCTCGTATCCCAAGAAGTACGTGCGAGGTGCACCGTTGGCAATCGTGACAACGGTATTTCCAGAATACGCATCCATCAAACGCTGCATTGAATTGGCCCAACCAACTTGGCTGATATACCACTTTGGAGCAGCCGAACCGCCCCACATTTTTCGAGTACCAATTACGGTTTCGAAGTCTGCCATCGTCAACGCTGAGAAAGTCGTGCGGCTGGTTGCTGTGACCTTTGAAGCTGATCCGAGAGCTGCACCGATACCAACGATAGAACCGTAGGTTGAAGTGCCGTCACCGTTGAAGCCTGCATCGTCTTCACTGAAAGCCATCTTGTAAGCAATCGAGCGAGTGAGCATGTCTGCAACGCTGATGATTGCGTCTTCGCTTAGCTCGTTCGAAACTGGCGTCAACGAAGCAAGCTTCTTGGCTTCAAGCTTGACCTGTTGCAAGGCCATGTCCGAAGCGGTGATGTTGTTTCGCGTATTGACCGGATCGCCTTCGCCAACGTAGTACGTTGTGACTTCTCCGTTTAGCTTTGGAATCAGCATGACGGCCTGATCCATTGCGATCTGCATCGCATTTTGGCGAAATACACCGAATTTTTCGCGCAACTCTATGATGGTCGCCTCAAGTGGCTCTGGTACTAAAAATCCGCCCTTGGTATTGTCGCCAGTCGTCATGGCATTTTGCACCATGCCATGCTCTCGGCACCATTGCTTAGCACTGGCTTTCACATCGTCATCAGATGCAAACAGAGATTGGTAGTATTTACCTGCACCGTAGGCTTCTTCTTCGGTCTTGAACGCTTGCAACGCACCCATTCGTCGAGCACGAGCAGGCACCTTGATTGCCTTGACGCCGCTTGCTTCTTCTTGCTTGTCTTCAATCAGCTTTTCGCCGCGTTGACCAGCCAATTGAGCCTTGATTGCTTGAGTCTTTTCGGCCCGCTCAAGTTGCTTTTGAAGTGCCTGAATTTCGCCTTCCTTGTCGCCAATCCCCTGGATTCTATCGACTTCGGCGGTTTCGTCGTTGCTCAAATTGCGGTTTTCGACTTCCGCGAGCTTAACGATTGCCTGAACGCTGTCAGATAGCGAGTTGATTTCTTCTCGCAACGCTTTGACGGTTTTGAACATGGAATATGCCTTTGCAAATTGCTGGCATGGTCCCTAAACGAGAAAAACGGCTGGTAGATGCCAGCGAGGAACGAAACAAAAAGTAACGTTCGACGCTTGCTCTCCGATGCCGTTTAGTAATTGCAAGAAGGATTGCTATGTCGATTTGTGGCGGTGGTTTTCCCGCGTTGGTGTTATTATTACACTAAGTGTTTTGCCGAGTCAAGCAGTTGGATTCATAAAACGCCAAACTTGCGGGTCGTCCTTGCGACCGTAAACGCGATTGCAAGCCAGCATCCCGTAAAGCTGGTAGTCGTCAAAATATTTATCCATCGACTTGTCTTTGCCAAATGAATTGTCTTCAATGATGATTACGCGCGGCTTCCAAACGTGTAGAGAAAAGCCGTCGAGTATGTCACATTCAGATCCTTCAACGTCAATAACTGCTAGATCTAACTGATTGATGTCAGCATCCAGCAAAGCTGTGTCAAGGTCGGTAGTTTCGACTGTTTCAATTCGCTTTGGTTTCGCTGCCGCTGGTTCAAAGTCGATTTTGTTTCCGTTGGCACCGGAAAACATTTCAGAACCTTCAACTATCTGCAATTCAGACAATCCACTCGAACCCTTCTTTCCTAGCAATGCATTGCGGTGACTCGCATACGGCCTTCTGATCTTTGACTCCTCAAAACGTGCCTTAATTGGCTCGATTAAAAGGCCATTCCAGCCCATTGCGTCTAGTGCATACGTCACGCTAAGCGACCTGCCATCAAATCCACCAACTTCAACGTAAGTGCCGTCAATCGCGTTGCCAAGCATGTCCCAAGCGATCATGTCCTCGCCAAACTGTGAACGGAATTCTGGATAGACTTCTGGAACATAGCCAAGTCGCGAAATTGCCTCCTGTGAGTACAGTTTTCGCTTGATTGCTGATAGTTCATTGAGAATTAAGTCTTGCATTGCATCGCCTTTGCTTTTATTCCTGCGAGCTGTGCCGTGTGTGCCTTAATCCAAGGTGTTGGCTTCTGCAAAAGATTCGCTGGAGCGTTCTTAAACCAAGCAGCAACCATCGGTTCAGCCGCTACCGTATCGCCAAGCTTGGTCGACAGTCCAGCCGTTACGGAATCTTCGCTTGTGTACCACGTTTCCGCGTCCAAAAGTTGCATAATCTCGTCGGCTGGCTTCTGAATGTACTTGCCGTAAATCTCAACCAAGCTTTTGTCATACGTCTCAAGTACATCGGCATTTTTTCGCATGTCGTTTGCGTTGCCAATGGCAATGTTGAGCGCCCGGTGAATCATCCAGCGACCACCAGCCGAAGTTGTGCGAGTGTCGCCAGCTAGAGCGATAACGCTTGCCGCCGATGCTGCAATTGCGTCAACGACAGTATCACAACCGCCCGCATATCGCTTCAAAGCGTTGTAAATCGCTATCCCTTCGTCTGCGATGCCGCCAGGACTATTGACACGAACAGTAGCACGCTTTCCGCCGAGCTTGCCGAGTGCATCGATAACGTCTCCAGCTGTGAAAGAGTCCTCGCCCCATGAATCGCCGACGATTCCATAGAGAAAAATTTCGCCGCTGTCTTTGTTTACTCTTACGGTCACGCTGTCACCTCGTTAATTATTTGATAGACCCTGGATTCCCAATCACGCACACAGTTTTTGACTGTTTTCGCAAGTTCGTTCGGTTGGCATTCGGCACATAACAGCAATTGTTGCTTGGATGCTTCGCAGTGAGCAGTAGCCTTGTCGCGATCAATGCCAAGTTCTTCAAATTTGTCCGCTAGCTTTGGTTCCCAAGCTGTGTAGTATCGATCCATCCAGCCTAGAAAGTCTGCTTTTTTAGCTCCGTTTTCCGCGTCCCTTGCCTCGCGCCGTACAAGTGTTTTGAGCACGCTTTCGACAACCTTGGAAGACTTTGCGTTATCTTCCTCTTCCATGTCCGCCGCGTCTTCCTTGTTGTTCTTGTTTGTATCGGTTTTCTCTGGATCTGTCGCCGCGTTTTGATTGCTTAACGTTGCTGGATTAACAAGTATGTCACCGCCATCAATCTTATTGTATCCTAGTTCTTCGCGTGCCTCGTTCGCTGTGATTATCATCGCATTACGCAGCGAAATAAGCGTAGTTGAGAGCGTCGAGAAGTCTGGCTTCAAGTAGTCACTGAAATCGAACTCAAAACAGTACCTTTCTGCACGCCGGTCTGCCTCGCTTAGCAGCTTTTTGCCGAACTCTTGGCAAAGCTTCTTGCACCAACGCATAAAGCAGTTGCGTACTTCTTGCTGGTTTTTTTGCTCGGCTGAGTTGTACGAGATGCTCTTGTCTTCGCCCATGATCGTCTCTAGGCCAAAGAGCAACGCAACGTCTTCACGGTTAAAACGTCTTTGGTCGATCATTTGCGAGTCGACGTTGGTCATTGTGACCACATTTGCCTTTATGCCCTCGCGTAAGATACCTGGACGGCCAGCAGCCTTTGCGCCTGTATGACGTTTTTGGAAGCCTTCCAAGAATTCTCGAGCGTCTTTTTCTTGCCGGAATACGCCAACAGGAGCTTCTAGCATAATTGTGCCAGAAAACCCTTTGTTTAACTGCTTTTCCACGGTTTCTTCGGCGTCAATCGCAATGCGAATTGTTCGCTTACAGTCAAGTATTCCGGTTCCTGTTAGTCCATTTGACGACAAGCCTTTTATGTGAATCACTTCGTAATCGTCGAAAACGATAGTATTCTTTTGAACGCCGCTTAAATGGTCATCTTCGAAACGATAAACAGGGTCATTTG